TAGACTCAGACAAAGATCTTTTGTTGGCGTATGCTACTTGGGTTGAAGATAAGATCTTTACCAAACGTGAGGAACGTCTCGTAGAAAATACACTAGGTCTTGTTGGTGAAGCTGGAGAGGTAGCTGAAAAAGTTAAGAAGCTTATCAGAGACAAGTCCAGGTTCACCAAAGAAGATATTATTAAAGAGCTAGGGGATGTATTGTTTTACGTAACAGCCTTAGCCAACTACTATGGGTCTGACCTAGAAGAAGTAATTGAGGGGAATGTAATTAAGTTAGACGGGCGTGAAGCCAGAGGAACATTAAAAGGAAGCGGAGATAATAGATGAGCAACTACCTACCAACCGACTATCAAACATTCATACACAAGTCACGTTACGCACGTTGGCTAGATGAGAAAGGTCGGCGTGAAACTTGGAGTGAGACAGTAACACGTTACACTGATAACGTAGTACGTCCAGCCCTTGAGAAGGCTAACCTTACTGTACCTAAGATGACTAAGCTCATACAAGAGATAGAAGAATCTATCCTGAGCCTAGGTTCAATGCCTTCTATGAGAGCATTGATGACAGCCGGCCCTGCATTTATGCGTGACAATACAGCGGGTTACAACTGCTCGTACCTACCTGTCGATGACATGAAGGCCTTTGATGAGGCTATGTTTATCCTCCTCTGTGGTACTGGTGTTGGCTTCAGTGTCGAACGACAGTTCATCAGCAAGCTCCCAGACGTGCCTGATCTCTTTGAGAGCGAGACTACAATAGTCATCAGGGATAGTAAAGAGGGTTGGGCTAAGGGTCTTCGTCAAGTTATTGCACTCCTGTATAGTGGTGAGATTCCTAAGTGGGATACTAGCAGAGTTAGACCTGCAGGTGCAAGGCTAAAAACATTCGGTGGTCGTGCCTCAGGTCCAGCACCATTGATTGATCTGTTTAACTTTGTCGTTCATACCTTCAAGGAAGCACAGGGTCGTAGGCTATCATCTCTTGAGTGTCACGATGTTATGTGTAAGATTGGTGAGGTAGTTGTAGTAGGTGGTGTACGTAGGTCAGCTATGATCTCTCTGTCTAACATGTCAGATGACAAGATGCGTCACGCTAAGTCTGGTGCATGGTGGGATAACAATCCACAACGTGCCTTAGCTAATAACTCTGTGGCATATACTGACAAGCCTGACAGCTTATCATTCATGCGTGAGTGGATGGCATTGGTTGAGTCAGGCTCAGGTGAGCGTGGTATCTTCAATCGTGAGGCTTCTAAGAAGCAAGCAGCTAAGAATGGTAGACGTGATGCTGACTATGAGTTCGGGACAAATCCTTGCAGCGAGATAATCTTGCGACCAAATCAGTTCTGTAATCTTACAGAGATTGTAGTACGTTCTACTGATGATGTTACAAGCCTTGCTAAGAAGGTTCGTATAGCTACAATCCTTGGTACTATCCAGTCTACTTACACAAAGTTTCCTTACTTACGTAAGATCTGGCAGAAGAATACAGAAGAAGAAAGATTGCTGGGTGTGTCACTGACAGGTATCATGGACAATCCTTTAATGACAACTGAAAATGAGGGGCTAAGTAAAACTCTTGAACATCTTAAATCTATCTCTGTTGCTACTAACGCTGAGTGGGCTAAGCTTCTTGACATCCCTGTCGCTGCTGCTATCAGCTGCGTTAAACCTTCAGGCACGGTATCACAGTTGGTTGATTCCGCCTCTGGTATTCACGCTCGTCACTCAGCCTATTATATTCGTACTGTGCGTGGTGACAATAAAGATCCTTTGACACAGTTCATGAAGGATCAGGGTGTACCTAGTCAACCAGATGTAATGAAACCTGATCAGACTACTGTGTTCAGCTTCCCTATGAAGTCTCCTGATGGAGCAGTAGTTACTGCAGATATGTCAGCCATACAACAACTAGACATGTGGCTAGCTTATCAAAGATCGTGGTGTGAGCATAAGCCATCGGTGACTATCAACGTTAAAAATGCTGAGTGGTTTGAAGTAGGTGCATTTGTACACAAGCATTTCGATGAGATGTCTGGTGTATCCTTCCTACCTTTCAATGAGCATACGTATCAGCAAGCACCTTACCAAGATTGTTCTAGGACAGACTATAAAACATTGTTGTCTTGTATGCCTAAGGATATTGACTGGACATTACTATCAAACTATGAGAAAGAAGACAACACTGCAGGTAGTCAGACATTAGCTTGTTCTGGTGATTCCTGTGAAATCGTAGACCTAGTGTAGAGGAAATACAATTATGAAACCAGTACGTAAAAGTTTTAACCGTGCATTGTATCAAGCTTACGACAAGAAAGCTAAAGATACTTTAGTAGATCTACTAGAAACCAAGGGCCACACCATTGTGAATACGGAAGAGAACTACTTTGTTGATGTAGTATCTCAGAAGGATGGCTACACATACTTCAATGAGGCTGAAGTAAAGGTAGCCTGGAAAGAAGATTGGCCTGCGCATTGGGAAGAGATCCGTATCCCTGAGCGTAAGCAACGCCTACTAGATAAGTATGAGGGTACTAATGGTGTGTTAAACTTCTATGTATTCCGTGAAGACATGAAGCAAGCTTGGCGTATCAAAGATACTCTACTAACAAAAGAAAGTTTAGCTGAAGCTAAGGGTAGGTACATACAGAAGGGTGAACTATTCTTTCACATACCTTATACCTCAGCTGAACTGGTGACTGCATGATTAAAGAAACTTATCTCAAACAAGAAGTAGGCAGCACAGAAGTTGAACACTTTGACCCTGTACATCGTCCCGCCCATTACAACATGGGTGGGATTGAGTGCATTGACTATATCAAACAAGTCGTAGGGCTTGATGGTTTTATTGCCTACTGTCATGGCAATATGATTAAGTACCAACATCGCTATCGTTATAAGCAGAAGCCTGCAGAAGACATGAAGAAGGCTGAGTGGTACTTACGTAAGATGAATGAAGCTTTGGCAGAGAAACATAAGTAAGGGTAACCTATGGGCAGACCAACCAAGAGATCTAAGAATGACTTACCACCTCTTGAAGAAGAGGCTAAGGCTTACATAAAAGATAAACGACCAAAAGAAAAACCCTTAACCAGTCGCAGGTATCTAGCGGGACAGGCCTTAGCTGGATTACTTGCAAGTGGTAAGGGTTCTTTTCAGGTAGACCAAATTAAACGGGAGGCCTACAATTGGGCAGACATAATGAATGAGGATGAGGAGGATTAATCCTCAACCTTATCAGTCTTTAATAGATGAGAACACTGAGTCGTAGTTATCATAGTAGTATTTAATTTTATTGAGGGTGCCTAGTGCATCCTCTGTTCCTATGACATCATCAATCTTTCCTTCAATTCCTAAGAACTCCATTATCTCTTTAACCTTAGAGTTATTTCCACCTGCTATAATACGTAGCATGTCTAAAGTTTTTGGAAGCTTTCCAGTCTTCATCCTATCTTGGACTCTTTCTTTAGCTTCTTGTACAGCCCTCTGAGTAATCTCAGTCTTTTGTTTTGTAGACATCTTAAAGAAATTAGGATACTTCTTTAATTGTTTCATTGCTGCTTTGTCCATGTACTGTTCCGCAACACCATTCATATAGTTCTTTACTTGTGGTGGTGCAGCAAATTGAACTGCTTTCCAATGAGCCATACCTGAAGCATTTAACATAGACTCTATATGATTTGGTTCTCTGCTTCCACGGATACCAAGTATCTGTTTACCAGGATCAACTAACTGGTCATACCCCCTAGTTGTAGTAGCTCTTTTCTCTACCCCTAAAGATCCATCTCCTGATATGATCATGTCAAAGATATGATTTACATACCTAAAACCTTTAGCGTAATTTTCTGGCCCTTGCTTTAGGTCGGGTGTCATATTTGCACCCCTTACTAAACCAACAGTAAAATTAACAGGGTCAAGAGGTCTACTCATACCTTGAACTAACCTCATTACAGGTGGACCTACAATACTTTTTCCCATCTCAGCAACCAATGGGAAAAAAGATTCATCACCTTGAGCAGCTTCGCCAACAGATGTAAAATATTGCCAAAGATTTTTTTCAAAATCTTTTAAGTCACGTACTGATTGACCTCCAAGTTGCATTCCCATTTCTTTATAAAGATCATCTGGAACTTCTGACCACTTCCAAGTTTCTGGATTAGGGTTACCATTAGATGCATGGCCTAACATTTGTGCACCTAAACGAATAGTAGATTCAGGCCAATCGTAAGTCTTATCTATAATTTTTCCAGCATCTAAGTTTAAACCTACAGAATCAGCTATTGCAGTGCCTTCTCTATCTTGATTCCAAGCTAAACCTTCTCTGATACGATCTACCGCCCCGCCAACTGCAAATGTACTACCACCTACAATAGCCCAACCAGCAATAGTTTTACCTAAAAGCTCTGACCCCTCTTGAGTAGCATAATCTGTTTCTGTAACACCCCCTAAAAATTTTTGATTTGCTTTTCTTATACCTATCCTCATAGCATTTATACCTGTGAGGTCTCCTACTGTTGCAAGAGTGGTGTTAAGAAAACTTCCGAAGGGTACAAGATAACCAATGCTTGTTTTATTTGTTAGGTATTCAATTCCAGTTGCAATTTCTCTCATAGTATTGTTTGTTTGTTTGTCTAAAGTAGACCAGTTTACAGAAGCAGTTTCACGTAGTGTCCTATAGGTTGCTTTCTCTAGTACATCGGTTTTAAAT